TTAAAGAATTAAGAACGTTATGTACTGATAAGAATGTATTATACATTGCTAGAATGCGTGGACCTAATGGATATATTGTTCCAGAAACACATTATATTAAAGAAGGGCATATTGGAACACCCAATGGTATAATTCCTTACGAACTAAATATTAAATCAAAATGGGAACTTAGAATAGGTGGAGATGGAGCATTTTATACACAACTTTCTAAATTAAGCAAAGTTGAATATGTGGAAACGTTAATTTACCAAATTAAACCACCTCCTGAAATAAATCATATTCCTAAAAAAATACATCAAATTTGGATAGGACCTAAAAAACGTCCTGATATTTGGATGGACGGTGTAAAGAAATTTGCTAATGATTTTGGTTATGAATATGTTTTATGGGATGATCAAAAAGTTTCCGAAATAAATTTGATAAACAGAGAATGGTTTAATAAAGAACAATCTTACCATGGTAAATGTGATATATTAAGATATGAAATTTTATATCAACAAGGTGGAATTTATATTGATGCTGATATGGCAATTGTTAATTCAAATAAGCTTGAAACATTAATTAAAGAATTTAATAGAGATTCTGGATTTGGATTCGAAATTGATAATCAATTAGTTTGTAATGCTGTAATACTAGCAATAAAAGGATCTAAATTTATGTTAAAATGTATTGAGGAAATTCCTAAAAGAAATTTTAATCTTTTACCATGGCAATCAACTGGTCCACAATTAATTACTGATCTTTCTATAAGATATCAAAAAGAAATTCCATTAGTATTTTATAAATCTACTCTTTTTTATCCAAGAAGATGGCATGGTATACAAGATATACATATGCATGAAAAAATAGAATTACCTCCTGAATGTATAATGTTTCAATATGGATATTCTACTAATAATTTAGAATCTAAGATTTAATTAATATAAATGATTGAACATATTATATATATAAATTTGGAGCATAGAATAGATAGAAAAGAACAAATTATAAAAACATTATCTGAACATTTCCCGAAAGAAATTATACATCGAATTCCAGGTGTATTAAATATTAAAAATCCACAATTAGGTTGTGCTCAAGCACATATTAATGCCCTTGAACATGCTATAACAAATGATTGGAAACATGTTTTAATAATGGAAGATGATATGTTATTTAATGATTTTGAAAAGAATTATAAGAAATTACAAGAATTAATGTCTTCACCATATGATGCAATAGTTCTGGGTGGTATATATGTTGAACATAATCCTGAAACTTCAAAATTAAATAAATGTTCATCTACAGGCGCATATTTGGTAAATCAAAATTATTATCATACATTAATAGCAAATTTTAAAGATGGAATATCTGGCCTAATAAAAGAAACTATTAAATTACAAACTAGAAATTTTTGGTGGAATTTGAATAAAGGTTCGATAGATAAAAGAAATTCATATATCATTGATTTATATTGGCAAAGATTGCATCAAAAAGATAATTGGTTTATTATTCCTCTGTGTTATTCAAAAGAGAATTATTCTGATACATTAAAAAGAGTTGAAAATTGGGAACCTTATTTCTTGAAATAAGATAAGAGAAAATGCTTAAATTACTTTTATTAGAATTTATGGGTGTTATTTTAATTTTATCAGCTTCAATTCTAACTCATTCAAATCCTTATTTTATTGGTTTAGCTTATATTTCCGCATTATTAATTTCTCATGAATCTCCTGGACATTTTAATCCAATTTTCTTATTCATGCAATATTTATTAGGTAGAATTCCTCTTAATGAATTCCTTAAATTTCTAAGTGTTCAACTCATAGCTGTAATTGGGTTTGTTATTGCTTATAAATACTAATTTAAATATTACAAACATAAATAAATCAAATGGCTATTTTGTTTATTTATGCCGAAAATTCTGATCTAAAAACTCTTTTACATAATCAAGTTAACGAACATAGATATACAGATTCAGGATTTAATATTCCTATTCTAAAAGACCATATTCCTCAATACAGATCTATGCATGTATTTAATTTAGGTATTAAAGTTGCAGCTGTAAAACATAATAGTCCTGTGCCTTGTCTTCTTTTACCTAGATCATCATTATCAAAAACTCCATTTCGAATGGCAAATTCTCTAGGATTAATTGATGCTGGATATAGAGGCGAAGTTAAAGCACCAGTAGATGTTTTAGATTCAAGAGATGAATATAATATTACAAATGCAAGATATTTTCAATTATGTCAACATGATTTCTTGCCTTGGAATGAAATACGTATCGTAAACGCTCTTGAGGAATTACCTCAAGCTCCTGATAATCGTGGCGAAGGTGGATTTGGATCAACGGGGCATTAAAGAAAGAGAAATAGCGTCATGAACAATTGCAAACCAATACGCATTTAAATAAGTCCATTTAAAACCAAATACTAATATGACAAAGAAAACCATGGATCTTAAAAAAGTATTTAATAAAGTATTCGTCGTCGGAAAATACCAGAACATTTATTTTTGGCAAATATTTTTTTCTCTTTGTTAATTATAAACAAAAATGGGTGGTGGTTTACAACAAATTGTTGCGTATGGTGCTCAAGACGTATACTTAACGGGCAATCCTCAAATTACCTTCTGGAAAATCCTATACAAACGCCATACGAACTTTGCGATGGAATCTATTGAAGTAACTTTCAACGGCCAAGCTGACTTCAATAAACGTGTAACTGCCGTAATCAATCGTAATGCGGATCTAATGTTCCGCACGTATGTACAAGTAGTACTACCTGCCATTGACGTATCGACCGCTACTCAACTTGGTGCCAGCGTAACTGGATTCCGTTGGCTAAACTATGTAGGTCACCGTCTACTCAAACAAGTAGAACTTGAAATTGGTGGTCAACGTATTGATCGTCAATATGGTGATTGGATGCAAATCTGGACCCAGCTATCTACGGAACTTGGCCAAGTACCTGCCCTAGATTCTCTAGTAGGTAACACCCACGATCTAACTCTACTCAAAACGTCTGCCGGAGTTGCTCTTGATGCGACTTGCTCTTCATCTGAAGTAACCCAATCTTGCGTATCTCGCTCTGGCACGCCTGCCAAGACGCTATATGTACCTCTCCAATTCTGGTTCTGCCGTAACCCTGGTCTAGCGATTCCTCTAATTGCTCTACAATACCACGAAGTACGCCTAAACGTGGACTTCGAAACCTGGGAAAATTGCGTATATGCCCAAAGAGATGACGGTACTCCTCAACGCCCTACGGCCCAATCTCTAGCGGCTGCGTCCGTATATGTAGATTACGTATACCTAGACACGGAAGAACGTCGTCGTTTTGCCCAACAATCTCACGAATACCTAATTGAACAAGTACAATACACGGGGGCGGAATCTATTACGTCTTCATCCAACAAAATACAGCTCAACTTTAACCACCCTGTAAAGGAACTCCTATGGGTAGTACAACGCGATTCCTTCGTTGACTGCTCTTTCCCTTCATGGCTAGGTGCTGTAGGTGGTCAACAACCCTTTAACTACTCTGATGACTTCTCAACGGAAGGTATCATTATGTCTCTACTATCTCGTGCTGGCGCCAACCCTTCATCTGGAACTGCTGGTGCAACTACGACTGGTCCTTCTATCGGTCTTGGTGTAAACGTAGTAGGCAGTAACAATTTACAAGGCGTGGGTGTAACTGTTCCGCTAGTTGCCGATCTAGCGAATAGTGGCGGTGCTGGTGCTTCTGATGCGTTTGATTCAGGCGTGAACTACCTACTCGCCAAAGTAATTCTTGCTTCAGGTGTACGTTGCGAAGGCAAGAACCCCGTAGAAGTATGCAAACTACAACTCAACGGCCAAGATCGTTTCACGGAACGTGAAGGTTCTTACTTCGGTACGGTACAACCCTACCAACACCACACCCGTACGCCGTCTACGGGTATTAACGTATACTCCTTCGCTCTACGTCCTGAAGAACACCAACCTTCTGGCTCATGCAACTTTTCTCGTATTGACAAAGCCACTCTACAACTAACGGTATCTCTAAACACGGTACTCGGCTCCAACACTGCCCAAGTACGCGTATACGCTCTAAACTACAACGTACTACGTGTAATGAGTGGTATGGGTGGTCTAGCGTACTCCAACTAGAGACCTAAATATATAATAATAATTTTTAAATAAAAAATATTTAAAGTTTTTTCTAAGAACTTTAAATATTTTTCTTATAACAAATATGCCTTCAACTAAAAAAACTTTAAAGAGAGGTTCACGTAGACAAGTATGGAATGGTTCAGCTGAAAAAACTATGGGTGGATTAGGAAAAGATGATTTAATGAAAAATGAAAGAGGACGTATTGTATCAAAGAAAAAATGCACGACTATGAAAAATTGTTATAAAGGTTCTGATGATGAAGAAGAACCTCCTACTAAAAAAGAAGAAACTCAACCTAAAAAAGGAGGATTTTGGGAATCATTATTTTAAAGTTTATGATTATAATGTTTTCTACATACAGCAGAATAAGATTCTATTCCACCAACTTTAATTTGATAATCATATTTAATATTTCTTCTTGAAAATATTGCTAATGTACCATCATTACAATCTTTACACAATGCTGATAATTTCTTACATTTATCCGAATAAGGAATTAATTGAAGTATTTGTCCAAAAGGATGTTTTTCAGAATCACCATCTAATCCACCAACAATAACATCTTTTCCATATCCATCTACCCATAAAAGAACATATTGTTTTAAATCTGGAAAGAATTGTCCTTCGTCAATAACAATAACATCATAATTTAAAACATCATTAGAAAAATGTTCTAAAGTTGATGAACTTTGACATAATTCATATTCAAGTGAATGCGAAGATAATTTATTTTCACCATATCTTGTTTCAATGAGAGGTTTAATAACTAAAACTTTTTTATTAATTGATTTTGCTAATTGTATTTTTCTTATGAGTTTTGTAGATTTTCCTGAAAACATTGGTCCAATAACAAGTTCAAGAGACATTTATAATTAAAAGACATGTAATAAATAAATCATTAAACTTATTTAAACGTAAAAAATTAAGATTTATAATAAATATGCCATCATTATCAGTAGAAGCTAAAACTGTTCAAACTGGCGCTGTTCGTACATTAGTTGAAGCTTTAAGATCTATCTTAGTCGAAATGTCTTTGTTGTTCGATAAAGATGGCATTCGTATGGTAGCTATGGATAATACGCGTACAGTTTTAGTTCATTTAAGATTACATGCAGATAAATTTGAAAAATTTGAATATAATCATCCTACAGCAAAATTTGTTATTGGTGTAAATACTGATCATTTATATCGAATTGTAAGAACTGCTACAAATGATGATACTCTGACATTTTATATTGATAAAGAAGATCCTAATTCTCTGGGAATTATTATGGAAAATCCTGAAAAGAAACAAATTCATAAATATAAATTAAATCTTTTGGATCGTGACGAACCTGATCTTCAATTACCTGATACTGAATTTTCTACTAGAATTACTATGCCTTCTCTAGATTTTCAAAAGATTTGTAGAGATATGACTCTTTTATCAGCAAAAACTATTGAAATTACAAACGTAGGAACTACTTTGTCATTCAATTGTAAAGGACATTTTGCTTCTCGTACTACTATTATGGGTGATAGTGAAGATGATTTTAATATACATAAGAAAAGTTCAAGTGAAATTGTAAGTGGACAATTTTCTTTGCCTCACCTCGTTTTATTTACGAAATGTACGAATTTATGTAATAATTTAGAAATCCATATGAAAAATAGTTGGTTTTTAATGATCAGATATGTCGTAGCAAATTTAGGTGAAATTAAATTATGCTTAATGCCTTGCTCAACATAAACCCTATAAAAAATTCAGAAAAGTCAATTAATAAATTTGGATCTTTATAATTACTAAGTTCATAAACTGTAAATACAGGAAATATAAGTTTATAATAAAAAGATAAGAATCCAAATAAAAAATGCCAGAATGAATTTAAGCCATCAGTAAACAAATTTCTCATTTATTCCCTCCAATTTAAAAAAATTTTTGCAATTAGAGTTGCACATGTAGCTACAATTATAGGAGGTATATGCATATTTCCATCTTCATAATCATAATAATTTGTTCCAAATAAATGATCCATAAAATCAGGTCCATAATGATAATTTGTATCTTGATGATGCTTTGAATGAATTTGATTTTTTCCAAGGAATGAATAATTAAATATATGTCCTAAAGTCATAGTTAATGATATCATAAAAACTACACTTGGAGAAATTATCCACCAATCTAATAAATATTGAACTAGTAAAGGTATACCACAAAAACATAACATTTCAAATAAGAAATCAATAAATAATTCTAAATTTCTATTTAATTTATAAAGTTTATCATGATGTACTTGTACATGTAAATTTAATACTGAATTTGGATATGCGTGTAAAAACCTATGAAAGAAATAATAATGAATATACATCATAGATAATTCAAATGGAATTGTAAATATTGACAGTTTTTCTCCATAGGTTATCATTGAACAAAAAATAAATGGAAGAAATCCAATTGCAGAATATAATTTTACCCACTTTGGTAAGTCCATTATTATTTTGAAATGAAAGAAAAATATACGTATAAAACTTATTAAGAAAACATAAGTGAAATATAAATGATATTAATTTTACTCTTATGTATTCTATTTTTTGGAATTTTTAGTCCATATTTATATTCATGTATAACATGGAATTATTCTTTAGCGTTTTTTAGTTTACTTTCTCTATATACTAATTTTGTAGTTTTTATCGTATTATTAATTGTGTATCATTTAATTCCTACAACAAGAGTTGATTATTTATTTCAAAGTATTACAAAATGGTTTAGAAATGCATTTTCAGAAATGATTTTAAAAACTGAACATAATATTAAAGAAACTTTTAAGATACATATTTTGTACCCTATTCCTGAAAGATCTATTAATATATGGCATCCTCATGGAATGTCTGGAGTTACACCTGTAATTCATAATGGTTATAAGATAACAGACCCTACATATAAATCTACTAAGGGTGTAGTACATACATTTTTCTTTTACATTCCAGTTGTTAAAGATATAATTAGAAATTTGAATGCTATTCAGTCAGATTATACAACAATTAAACAAACATTGGAAAAAGAATCAGTTTCTATTGCATTAGGAGGAGTTAAAGAAATGGAGAAATTTAAAAATAAACATTTGGATGTTGCAATAAAATCAAGAAGAGGAATATTTAAAATAGCTTTAGAAACAGGAACACCAATAGTTCCAATAATAACATATGGTGAAAATGAACTATTTCCAAAAATGCAAAATCCTATCTTGGAATTTATGAATGATATTGTATACAAAATAACTTCTATAAGATTTCCTTTTCCTAGTTTAATGTCTTTAAGAAATTGGCAAAGAATATCAAATCACCCTTTAGAACCTATTCATACGTATAGTGGAAAACCGATCTTTACAAAAAAAATATTGAATCCTTCTTCTAAACATATTGATAAACTAAGATCAATTTATATTAAAAGAATTCAAGATTTATTTAAAGAAACACATCCTCCTGATTATACAATGAATATTATCTAGGTCTTGCTTTATGTGCTGTATAAGTAACATCATCGGAAACTTTAAAGTAAGTTAAATTTGAATTCAAGTATTTTTTATCAGATACTGTTATTGTAGTATTCCATAATTTTATGATATGAAATTGACCTTTAGGAGATATGGAAATACCTGCTAAAGTTTCTTTACGATCATCAAGAAGTTCATTAGTAATACAATGTACCATCAAATCTACAAATGTTGTATGTGCCTGTGTAGCATCGATTTTCTTTGACCATGCTCCACCATTATTATGTTCAGGTGCTTCCCATAAAGGAGTAAATCCTTTACGCATGAAGAAATACATACCACATTCCCATGCTTCTTTTGGAATTGTATCTATTACTGACCAAAATTGATGTAAAGTTGTAAAATCTGCTACTTTAATATATCCTTTTATTGAATAATCTTTATTTTCAGGATCATGATACCATAAAACCCATACATATGGAAGTTTTATGGTTTCAGAGGACATTTGTTATAATCTTTAAATAGATATTAAAAAACGAATTCGTTTTACATTTATAAATATTATCTTTACACAAAAATATGGAATTGTCAGCTGCCCTTCTATATTCACTAAGATATATTCCTAAACTTCTTTTACCTCAAGTAATTGTTGAAAATATATCAAAATTGAGATTAGTCCCTGCTGCATATAATAAACCTATTCGTGCTTCATTAAAACCTCGACATTATGAAAAACCTGAAGATAAAGAAAATTGGCGAGAAAAAGTTCTTGTTGATTATGTTCGTAGAATTAGAGAAACGTCAGATAAAGAATATGATGAAATATTCAGTATATTTAATAAAATTGCTCCTTCATCCTTAGATACTTTATCGCAAGAATGTTTGAAAATTCTTAAATCTAGAGATAGAGATTTTAGATTACGAGTAACGACTTTGTTGTTTGATAAGGCAATTAAAGGTTCTATGTATGCGAGTATTATGGCAGATTTAGCTTTGAAACTAAATTCAGAAATTCCTGAAGTTTCAGAAGATTTGAATATGCATACTAAAATGTTTGGATCATTATATGATATGAATGAAACATTAACATTTCCTACAAGCGGTGATCCTGATTTTGATAATAAAGTTATTGCATGGTCTAAACAAAAAGATGTTAGAAGAGGTTATTCTAGATTTCTAACACATTTATATATACGTAATCTAGTTAACGGACAAATCCTTCACGAATCTATGAACAAAGTTCTAGGTGATTTGGATGATACTGTTCTAAAACCTAAAAGTGAAAAAACGGAAGAAAATGTAACACAATATGCAGATTTCTTATTTGAAAATGCAAAAATACTTCCTAAAACAGCTGTAGAATTGAGAGGATTGATACAAGTACGTATTGATACAATTCTTAAAAAACCGAAGACAGATACCACTTCACTAAATATGAGATCCAGGTTTAAATTAGAAGATACGTTTAAATGCGTTCAAGCATCGTAAATTCTAACATTTAAAGATAAATAAAATGGCTCTTCCTTCAGCAGCAGTACTATTAAAAGTTACTGAAGTTGCAATTAATGAAGATAAACCTATTTATTTTGATTACTATAGAGATTCTCTAGAAAAGAAATGTTGTATTGGTGTTCAAGACAAAACTAAATATCTTGTGAAATCGAATGATGAATATACATCAACGATTCAACAAGTTTTTAAATGTGAATCATGTTATATTGTAATGACTGAAAATAGTTTATATGTAGTTGATGCTGGAATACCTGTAAAACGCGTATTATCATCTTCAGAAGATAAACCTGAATAATAATAATGGATTTTCCACCACCACATTATCTTTTATTTGAACCTTTAAATGATCGAGAAACTTTAAAAATATGGAATGAATATAAAGTTAAATATGGAAGTAATTGTGAATTTGATGAAATAGATGGTTGTAAATTTTTTTCGTCAGAAGAATTCACACCTTTATTTGATACATGGATATCAAAAATTCCTATGAAACAAACAACAAGAATACGTGTATTATTAATATGGCATTCTGAATTTTTAACGTTTGCGTGTCAACAAATGCTAAGAAGAAAATTAGAACAAAAATCATTTAAGAATAGAGTATGGTTTCATTTAGAAAATCCTACAACTATCCAATCTGCAATTATTAGTAGATGTATTACAAAACGAATTCCAACAACAATTACTTATCCTCAATATAAAAATGATTAGATTATTTACTGATGGAGCGTGTAAATCTAATGGAAAATCAAATTCTAAAGCATCATATGCATATTACTTTCCTGAATATAAGGAATGGTCATATGCTGCAAAAGTTCCTGAAGATGAACAACAAACTAATAATAGAGGTGAATTAAAAGCTATTTATGAAGGTATTTTAAAAGCAATTGAAAATTCAGGTAATCCTTCAGAATTTACTTTACATATTTATACAGATTCAAGATATTGTAAAGATTCATTAACGGATTGGTTGCCAAAACGTTTAAAAAATAATTGGAAAACTGCCGATGGTAAAATCGCAGAACATAGAGATTTAATTGAAGGTTCCACAAAATTATTAGTAAAATTTAAAAGTTATATTATTACATGGATTAAAGCACATACAACAAATACAGATGAATTATCATTAAATAATTCGATTGTTGATAAAATGGCAACGGATGTCTTATTACCACCAAAAGAAGGCATAAAGATAATTGAATCTGATGAAAATATATTTAAAGGATTAAATTTAAGAATTATGGGTCCGCCATTAGAACAAGATATTATAACAAAATGGTGTTTAAATAATCTTAATGAATTAAATCAAGATTATTTAAAAGTTGCTTTATTCAGCGCATTCCAAAAAACTTTGAAAGATAAAGGATATGATACAGAAATACAAATTATTAATAAAAATAAATTTATTAGATTAAAAATGAATTCTTTGAAAAAAGATGAATTAATTATTATAAAACAAGAATGAGCGCAATAGTTTTCTCAGCTCCTACATGCGAACCTTGTAAAGCTTTGAAACCCGTATTTGATGATTTAAAAGAAGAATTTAATACTATTAATTGGTCATCAGTAAATATTAGAGAAGATCCTGGACATCTAACTCAACTTTATGGAATTAAACGAGTTCCAAGTATGGTAGTTATTGGTAAAGATGGTACACCCAAAACTTATACCGGAACAGATGTTGCTTCATATTATAGATTAGTAAGGTCAATTACTTAGATATTTCTTCAGTAACTAAAACGCCATTTTTATATGCTTCACATACAAATTCATCACCATCTTCAGAATTATCTTGTGAACATTTAGCTCCACTTGGAGGAGCACCACCAACTCCTGGACTCATAGGTGGCTTTGAACTACCAAAATTACTTGTTGCTGCTCCACTCATTTGAGCATTTAAAAATGGAACATTAACAGGAAAAGCTCTTGATACCGTTAACCATCCAAATATACCAATTAATGCCCCCCATAATAAAGCTACAAATTTCCAAATAGCACCACTTTGATAATATTTTGAACATCCACCGCCATAAAATGATATTAATTGTAATAAATATATTACAGCAAATCCAATCCAAATAGATAAATTTTGTCCAGGTTCACGAACAGTTGACGCAAAAATTGTATAATATGTCATAATAGCACTTGAAGAAACTATGTTCATAGGTAAATAAGTATTTTCAAGATTTTCCATACCAGGAATTGTACACCATGCTAAAACATCAGAAGCTTCAGAGCCAGAAGGAATTACACTTGCGCCTAAAGCTTTACCTAAAAAGAAATTTAATGTTATAGCAATCATACCAATTAAACTACCAATCGAATATCTTAATTCTTGTCCAATTAAATCTGCTATAGCTCCAAAAGTAATTAATCCAAATGGAATAAAATTAATTAAAGCAAAAAATAAAGTTGCAAGAATACTTCCAATGCCAGCAAATCTTTGAGGATTATAAGCTCCAAATGTTAATACTCCAAAGAATAACATACCACCAATAAGTGATAAAATAACTGTTAGAGCTATTGCATATGGATCGTCCATTCTTATTCCTTATATTAAAATAAGTTAATTATATTTCGTTGATAAATAATAACAATGTCAATATATTCGAAACAAACATCATGGTCTGGACAATGTTCAGGATCAAATCAATCTCCTATAAATTTATCCCAATCTATTGCAAAACCTTGTAATTTATCATGTGATTTTAAAATGGATGATGGTCAAGTTACATCTGGCATGGGTATGATATCAGATGAAGGTTTACTTTTATTTGGTAATTTAGGATCATGTAAATTTAGAGATACAACATATCAGTGTCGAGCATTATTAGTTAATCATCCAAGTCATCATACTTTAGAAGGTTCACCTGCAGATGGAGAAGTCATAGCTTATTTTGAAAGCCCCACAGGTGAAAAATTGCATGTTTCGTCATTATTTAAAGTTTCGTCATCGCAAACGCCATCCTTAAAATTCTTTCAACAATTTATTCCTTATGGATCATCTAATCAAATTGCCTTAAATGATTGGTCTTTAACACAGATGGTTCCAAGTGATGGATCTTATTATACATATGAAGGTTCTAGTATAGTTCCACCTTGTTCGCCATGTGAATGGGTAGTATTTAAATCTATGATAAATATAGATCAAGGTGATTTTGCTACTTTAGTAAGAACTGCGCAAGCCGGATCAAGAAATATACAACCTTTAGGAACTCGTGAATTATTTTTTAACGATTCTAATACTTCTTCATCATATTTACCTCATGATAATAAAACTTATTTAGTTATGAGACCTTTAGGTAAAAATAAAAATAAGAAACCTGAACCCTTGAAAAAAGCAGATTTGAAAACTACCGAAGCAAAAGAAAGAGCAAAAGAACCTTCGCTAGCATCAAAGGGTATTGCACATGTTTCCAATTACACCAATTCATATATAATATTGTTATTTTATATAGTATTTATTGGAGCAGCGATAGTTTTATTATGGTATCATGGCAATAAAATACATATTATGACAAGTATTTATAATTTTTTCCGAAGATTGTTTGGAAAAAATGAATATTATCCACCGATCCTAGAAAATACTCCCCGACCTCTTTAATTTAGCTCTTCCAATAAGTATCTTCTTCGACTTCCTCTTCTTCGGAAGATGGTCCTTTAAAATCCTCTTCGGATAGTTCCTTTTCTATTTTTGGTTTCTTAATCTTGCGGTGACATACAACCGTCCATTCCCGTTCACCGTCGTTATCTGTGTCCTCTACTTTGATCTCTTCGTTCATAACGTTCTCAGATCGTTTCATAGCCGTGGGCGGACGGTGCTTTTTAAAATGACCAAACGGATGTACTGCCTTAAAATATGCTTCTTCGTTTTTTAAACGTTCTTCTCTAATACTTTGTCGAAGTTTTTCAATTCTAGATTCTTCCTTCTTCATTTCCCATTCCGCCGCGTGGTTAGCAAAACTTATCTTAGGTTTGCTACTATTATCGGCAGTTGAATTAATTAATTGGGGAAATAAATTCGAGTTAGTACTTGCGTCCATCTTCAATTCCTCTTCTTGCTTTTTATTGCGCATATGGGGTGGAATGTAGCTCATTTTATCTTTTAAATATCTTTTTTATTCATTGAGATATATTCCGTTTTTAAGAAATGGATTAAATTTAATTCCTTTTGTCGTTATACTATTAAAAATGGTGTACGGAATAACTGTCCTTAAAAGTGGCATTTTAAACGAATTTACAATTCCACTTAAAACGACAGATGTAATTGAATTTATTCGGAAAAAAATGAAAAATCCAAATATCCAATTTCAAGGAAAAATCCAAGATCCTTTAAAAGAAGATAGATATTTAAGTTTATTTGCAAGAATTTCAGATGAAGAAGATGAAGATATTAATCAACATATGCTTCCTTCACCATTTGATGAAGAAACTTATTCTGGTTCTATGGTTATTCTAGCATCTTTGAATGATAAAGATGATTATGATAAATTGGCATCAGAATATATGGACTTAAAAGTATCAGAATATGAAACTTTGTATAATGAATGGTCATTTAATAATATTGATGAAGTTGAAGAAATTGATGAAGAGAATGAAGAAGAAGAAGTTGAGAGTATTGTTGTTGAAGAAGATATTCCTAAAGTTGTAAAAACAATAAAACCATTAATAATTCAGACAAAGGATGTATTTATTCAATGTCCAATTCGTTCAAAGATTATTGAAAATTTTAAGGAATTAATAACTCCAGAAAAATCTATAGAATTAGAATTAGCTATTTTAAATTATATAGTTAAATATTCGAAATTGAATTCTATTGATATTGATTGGTCAAATAAAATATTTTGGAATACTTATAGAAGTAAATCTATTTGTATATATGAAAGTTTACAATTAAATAATTGGAAAGATAAAATTACTAATAATGAAATTGATTGTATTAATTTTGTTGATTTAACTCCACAAGAAATTTATCCTATGAAATGGAAAGATTCATTTGATAAATTAATTGAAAAAGAAAAGAAATTATATTCTAATTCAGCTAAAGCTTCCATATTCTTATTTTGTTCAAGATGTAAAAAGAAAACTAATTGCGATTATTATCAATTACAAACTAGATCTGCCGATGAACCTATGACTACTTTCGTTACATGCTTAGAATGTAATAAACAATGGAAATTTTAGCTTGTATTTTCAGGAACAATATTTAAACCAACAAATTCTTCTACTTCATTCCCGGTTTTTTTAGTGGGTGATGGTTTTTTTGTTTGTTCGGATGTTTCATTTAATGCCATTGCTGAATCAGATGATCGTATCTGAGGTGTAAGAACATGATGTTCAACTCTATAAATTTTGATGGGATGTATACCGTTCACTTCTGTGGGTAGGGCAATTACCTTTTCATCTTTATATTTATGATTAAATTGATCAACAATACTTTGAGGACAATTAGGTGTAGTTTCGGCTAATCTTTCCATAGTTTCGCGGACATGTGTTAATAATGTTTCAGCTGAAATACGTTCATCTCTGGGTAAAGATAATTCAATACTAATTTTCGCAGCTAATTTAGAATATGATAGATGAGCAATTCTATGTGCTTCTGATCTTTTTGCAAATGCAAAAAATCCACCCAAGGTATTTAAAATACCTACACCAATAGAAACTAAACCAATAGCAATTGAAGATGTTTTTGTATCACCATCAAATAATGTAGATGAACCTACAGATGCTGTTCCTGCTAAAGTAGAAAGAATAATAACAGGAACTTGTACAAACGCATTATATTTCGATGTTAACGTTTCAGCTCTTGTATGTAGCCACGATAATCCTGAACATCTTTCACCTTCTTTAGCAAGAATATCTTCTAATTGTGAAGACCATTCAATATCAATTAAGGGATCGTCCATTTTTTGTATATTTTTAAACGTATAAAATAAATTTAAACGCATTAAAATAAGTTTAAAGAATGTCTTTGTGGACATGGGAAAGTAAATTAGAAGATCCATATGAAAAACAAATTTATAAGAAAATATTTAATTTAACGAAATCTAAAACCTTAGCATTAAAAGCTTCAAAAAATCTAGGATTATTTAATTTTTTGAAAGAAAACAGATTCGGCACACCAAAAGAATTACGAGATTCAATTTTCTTAAAACACGGAAAAAAATTATTTGATGAAAAGCAAGCTAAAACCGTATGGCAGTTTTTTAATAATGTGCCTCAACAACAAGGTGGTGAAACTCCTGCTAAAGGCGATAATGCATTTGATGCTTTAGTTGAAAGATGGTTAGTATTTATGTATCATTTATTACCTGGTGGTATACAAGAATCAATTAAGTATGTTGAACCATTTATGTTTCCATTAAGTGAAAAACCAGGTGAAGAAGGTATTGTAACTAGAATGCCCGGAGCTGGATTAGGAATAAATTTTGCTTTAGATATTGTATCACAAAATAATAAATTAGCAGCAAAATTAGCTCAACAATATACACCTATGATTATGGGATTAGTACCTATACCTGAAGCTTCAACTGTAGGAATAATTATTGGTTATATGATTTCAACTATGTTTATATTTTTTAATATGTTAGTTTTTGTAAGTAAACGTGAATTTGGTCAAGCATTTACACAATCCCTTGCACTCTTTCCATTTATAGGATTAGCTATGCAAAATGTAGCAGAATCAGGTGAAAAAGTTATTGAAAAATTTGCTTCTAAGCGTCAAAAATTAATTGGACAATTAAAAGGTTCGGATGGACAAGGAATGTTTGCTTTTTTAGGTGATTTAATTGAAAATTATACGTTTGATCCTTTATATGAAGGCGATCCTCAAGCCGATGCAATGGCATTTAAAGAAAAACTAAAATCTGGTTTTACACACGTGTCTGCGAATGTAAAAAAAGCATTTGATCCACACGGAAGAAACGAACTATTGAGTCAAGCTCAACAACAATTCCAAGAATTAAAAACTAATCCAAGATTGCAACAATTAAAAACTAAAGCTGAAGAAGGTTTTAAAAGATTAAAAGATGATCCAAGAGTAAAACAATTAGAAAACCAACTTAGAGACGCGGAGCTTAGAGCAAAAGGTGCTTATACATATGCTACTAGAGGGCCAAGATTACCTGTATCCAATACAACCGAACCTGTACGCAATCTTACCCCTACAGGAAACACATCAACAAGAGGTGGAGAAAAACGACTTTCAAAGAAAAAACATAAGAATAAAAAATGGAAGACGCAGCGGAAATTAAACAAATAATTCGTAATTGGGTTTCTTTAGATGATGAAGCTCGTAAATTACAACAACAACAAAAAGCTATAAGAGATCAAAAAGCTAAATTATCTGAACAAATTCTGGGATTTATGAGAGATAATCATGTAGATAATTTCAACTTAGAAGGAAATGGTCTGGGCACTATTTCACGTAGTATGCGCACATCTCGTCCTCCTCTTCGCAGAGAATTTATTCGTACTCAATTATTATTACAATTTGCTGATCAACCTCAAAGAGTAGCTGAAGTTCTAAGAACTATTGAAGGTGTACCGGAAGGTGCGGAAGATATGTCAGTAGGCGGAACACAAAGAGAATTACTTTCACGTAGAATTCCTAAAACTAAAATAAATATGACTATTTAAATATCACCTATAAATATTCCTTCATCATTGTACACTGATACATCTAGTTTTTCATATAAGTCAATCCTACCTTTACGTAAATATGCTGGATCTAATAAATCAAGTTTATCTTTTGATGAATTACTTGTAAAAATAACAATTAGATTTTTAAAAAATCTTAAATTATCCATAAATTTTGACCACGTTGGTTTATCATAAACGGTAGTTGAAATTTTATTATTTAAACTAATTTCATTATTATGTATTTTTTTAAGTATTATGTCAATTTCATCGATAACAAATACAAATGGAATATCTGTATCTTGCAACCAATCTTGACATTTTGATAATGTCATTGTTATCGAATCACCGGGGTCCGATGGATTAAATGTATTACAAAATCCTGCATTTAATTCTTTAGAAATCAAATATCCAATTGAACTTTTTCCACTACAAGGCGGACCTTCAATAAATATTTTACACTGTTGTTTTTTTTTATAAATTTCTAAAATGTTATTAATTATTCTTTGCTGTCCTAAAATGGGGGTTAAAGAAGTGGCATCAATAACAGTTTTTATATACTCAAATGATTTGAAATGTCCATGTCTTGAAAACACAGGAATAGTTTTTTTAATACTTATTTCAGAATATCGTTCATTCAAATTAAATGTTGTTTCTTCATTTTTAGTTAAATATTCAAAATAATCATTTGTTGTTAAAAATGTAATTTTTAAAGAATCGCTATAATTTGCTTCAGATGTATCAATATAACCAAAAATTTTCTTATTCCAAAACCATCCTGCAATAATTCTTTTATTTCCTCTTGTTAACGCCGTATCAGTAGATGAACATTCTATTTCTAATTTAGGAAATAATTTCTTGTATACTTCTTTATCATATGAAATTGTATATTTTCTAATATTGTACCTTTTTAGAAATAATAATAATATATCTTTTATGAGAAAAGAATAATAACTTATAATTCCAAATAACAGAACGAATGGTGAGATTTCCATATTTAGTTTTATTAACATCTTAATTCTTAAATGATTTTAATGCTTCTCGTGCTGCAATTTGTTCACCTTGTTTTTTTGTTGTTGCTGATCCAATACCTAACGATTTATTATTATTGTCAAGGACACTCATAGTATAAATAGAATCATTAAAACTTATCATAGTATAAGTTGGCGTATATTTAAATTTTGCTTGACATAATTTTTGTAATTGATCTTTATAATTTGTATCGTTCAACAAAATTTTAGGAATATCAATATATTTTTCAATTATTGAAATAATAAAATTATAAACTATTTGGAAATTATATTCAGAATCTATCCATAAAGCACCAATAAAAGATTCTAAAATATCACCTAATTTTTTAATATTTGTTCGACCATTACAAATATCTTCATTATGTTTAGAAATAATATAGAAGTCATTTAATTTTAATTGAATTGTTAATGTTCCTAACATAGAATTGCATACTAATTCTTTACGTAAATTTGTTAGAAATCCTTCTTGTTGTGTAGGAAACCTTTTAGATAAATAAGTAGCAACACAACATCCTAATACTGAATCACCTAAATGTTCTAATCGTTCATATGATTCGGGAAATAAATCTAAACAATTATTGGGTTTAGGTGCCAATTCTGTAATATCACCTTGTGGAGTTGTATATTCTAATCTACGAACATAAGATGAATGGACCATAGCATTTTGAAATATATTAATATCTTTAATTTCATAATTAAAATTCAAAATTGTATGTATATCCTCATGGGTAAACATACGATTTTTTGTATTGAATGGATTATAAAGTTGTATTTCTACCATAACTTCTTTCTTAATAAAACATAAAAAATTAAAGAGATTCGTTTTTAAAATGAAAAATCAAGACCCCGGGGTTCCACCCCCCCGCCACGTGATCCACATTTGTCGATCCGAGTCCGCCTCACTATATTGATTTCATGAAATCACCATATAATCAACTTGAGAACCCCAACAGATGACACCTTACGGTATGCATAAGTTGGATAGCGCCCCACTAAACAGTAATTCTTGTAAAAAAATAATCCATTTTTATTTAAGTTCAATCTTATATTCATTTGAACGAGATTCTTGTTTGACTTCATTCATAATAAAATCATAACATGATCTAGCATCCTTTTCTCCATATTGATTTTGGAAATAACGACCAAGTTTTTCCCAAAGATCAGATTTAGATATACTACTTGATTTAAACCATGTTAGAGGTCTGCTAATAGTTATTACAGTTCCATTAGGACGTTCAATTCTTTGAAACGTACTGAATTCTGGAGTTTTAAGAAAATCAACTAATTCTAATTCTTTAATTTTCTTTTGTTCACGCAAAGCATAAATTTCTGCATTCTTATCTTTTAATTGTCTGTCCAACGTTTCATAAGCATTAAGAACTTGTTTGAACTCTTCCATTTTTTTATTTAAGATCTAAAAACAAATTAAAATTTAAATTCGTTTTTTAAAAAAAAGACAAAAATTCTAATATTCGTATCATTTCTAAAGGTTTTCACCTTTTCATATTGGTGAAATTCATATTTCTTCCCTACATTACCTTTCACGTGTTTCAACTCGTATTTTCATTTAAGGTTATATGCCCTACCCTGCGCATATAACTATGATTTGCTTTATTCCAAACCTCTTAAGTATTTATCATCTTAATAATGTCTTATTAAAACGCTATAGTACTTGAATACTATAAACTTCCCTCCTAATGCCCCCCATTTCCACCGCATTATATACATAGTTATCTAATATAACTCCTGTTTAGTTTCTACCTTTATTATCTTGTTTTCTTTCTGTGTATTACTACACTTCTTTACTCACTCAACTTTTTATCTAACCTTATCTCCCCTAAAATACATCTATTTTAGATATTGTGCCCCTCCATCGCACAATATTGTCAAACATACTACATACTTCTAAAGGTAGTTTTCCACACTACCTAAAGTTTCCGAATATTTGTCCGTCTGTCTCAATCTTAAATTAGTATGTTACAAGCACGCTAATTCAGAATAGAAACCCCGTAGATGATACTAATACATCTCCAAACTCTAAAATCTATAAATTCTTTTATTTCAGAGTTATAGAAGTTTTAATCAACTCCTATAACTCTTAAACTCTTTCTTAAATAAACCTTAAACTTTGAAGGTGTAGTTAGTATAACTACTACTTATCACGAAAATCTTATAAAAAAATAATCCGTTTTTATACTTTGAATTTTCGTTTAAAATCTTTCAAAGATGCTTTCAAAGTTTTTTTGTTCCATAAAATCCACCTAGATAATGCTCCAGGTGTATCAGGTTTGGACCAATGTTCACCCATACCTGAATGTCTTTTAATATAACGTTCTTTACGCAAAGGATCTTTATGTTTAGTAAAATCAGACATACCTCTAGCACCAAATGAAACTGTTTTTTCACGACCATTATCTTTTTCAAAAACTGCATCCCATTTCTTTTCAGGTCTATGAGATCTTCTCAAAGTTTTTAAACGCATTATTATTATTGTTTGTAAATTAAATTTACCAACCATAATGGTAATAATGATCTTATAAATTTTCCTGAATAATCGCAATGAGGATATGTGATGTTTGCATTTCTATCTGTAATAGCTTGAATAATTGTAGCTTTTATAAAATTACCATTAACTTCTTTGAAATTTTTAAAGAACAATCCTACAATTGCAAATTCACTAATAACAATAAAACTTAATATTATAAGATTACTAATTATTATATCAAAAATACTTGAATTATTAAGAAATGCCATAATTAATCCAATTAGTAAGAATAGTCCTCCAATACCATAAACAATATAATTTGTAAGATAAAATATTTGTGAATTATCTTCATCTAATGAATTAATTAAATCATTAATATCTGAATTTTGAGAAGACATTTCAGAAACCATATTAAAAATTTTATTAAGATTTTGTGGATCATTTAAAGATTTTATTAAAGCATAACTAACAAGTTCAGGTTTAATAATTTCAACTAAATCATCAACAACTGAATAAGATTGTAATGGCGCAACAAAATAAAAATAGAAAATAGGTAAGAAAAATAAAAAAAAGGAGGTATGTACAAGTATATCTATCCAAAATTCCATCCTCTTATTAATTATAATGGAAACAATACCTGAAACTGAACCTATTTTAATAAAATCCATCGTAAATGGATTAATTGCTACTGCGATATTATGGTTATTTTGGATGCCATTTATAATTATAGTAGCAAGACCATTAGTCAATTCACAAATAAAAGTTGGATTATGTCGTCTTGCTATGCAAATATCAGAACAAACAAAATCTGCACAACAATTAAACTCATTTCTTTTACAATTCTTACAAGGATTAATACAATTAAATATTCTAACACATAAACAGGTAGATAGTTTATATAAAACTTATTCTTCAATACCAGTTGGCAATGATCAAACGGCCGATAATATTCTTAATATGAATTTTCAAGAAATGATTGATGAGAATATACCTTTAACAATAATATTTATTATTTTTTCGATATTAATTATTGGTATAACAATATTTTCTGCATATTTTTTATGTAATTTCTATAATATAAATTGGTATAATATTCTTAAATTTAATTCAGTTATGGCATTAATAATAATTATTATCGAATCTTTGTTTTTTGGTTTTGTTGCGATGCAATATGTTCCATTTGATATTCCATTAATTATATCACAAATTAAATATAAATTAGAAACTTATCTTGATACTATCACTTCAAATGAACGTAGTTGTACAATAAATGATTTTGTACAACAAAATAATTATTTTATTTCGGACTGGGCTTGTCACCATGGCTGTTCTTATTATTATGATCTTTCAGAAGCAAAGCGTGCATGTATAGCTACACCAGAATGTGCAGCTATAACAACTGGTGGTGGATATACTTCAGCTTATGTATTAGCATCCAGTAGTGTTCCATCGTGGTCCAATATTTCAAATTCTACAGGAACTTCTTGGTTATTTAATAATTGCACAAAATAAGAATAAAAGATGAAAGAGTTTTATAATAAAGTTATTGAAATGAAAGATATCGAACCTCATAATTCCAAAAAAATATCTAGAGTATGTCAAGATATATTTAGATATTTATCATCTAAAAAAATTAAAGATCTTAAAAAATTCCAAGAAAAATATGGTTTGGAATATGAGAATTTCATAGAAGAATTATTATTAAAACATGATAAAGATATAGTTAGAGGTATTATTGATTATGATGGATTTATGGATATTTGTCATAAACAATCGAAAAATTATCGAAAATGAATTCAATCTAAAGATTATAAGAATAAAGTAATAAGAGAGAATGGGCGATACAATTATAGGTGTACAATTTGGAATTGCTAACCCTCAAGATATTCTTTCTCGAAGTGTAGTTGAAGTTAAAACTGATAAAACTTATCAAGGCGATACTCCTATTCCTAATGGTGTATTCGATGCAAGATTTGGCGTAACTTCTCAAGGTAAATCTTGTCCTACGTGTAAACAAACTTATCTTCTATGCCCCGGTCATTTTGGTCATATTACTTTAGCTAGACCTGTATATCTATATCAATTTATTGAAGTTGTTCAAAAATTACTTGCTGTTGTATGTATGGGCTGTTCAAATCCTTATTTACCTAATGAAAATTTAGAAACTCTTGCGAAACAATATAAAGGTACGGCAAGATTTAATGCTGTAAGAGATGCTACAACTATTTATAAAGAACGTGATTTAAAAGAAACTTCCGCGTGTGCGCATTGTGGAACTCAATTAATTAAAAAAGTTTCTAAAGTTGAAGGAACTATTGCTTCTTTACAAGCATCAACTTATACCGAAGAAGCTGAATCTATTAAATTACAACCTGAATTTGTTCTAAGAATGTTTCAAAGAATTACTGATAAACATGTATCTTTACTTGGCTTTAATCCTAAATTTTCTAGACCTGATTGGATGATTTGTACTGTCTTGGCTGTACCTCCATTAACTGTTCGCCCTTCAGTTGTTATGGAAGATAATCAAAGATCAGAAGATGATTTAACACATATGTTAATTACAATTGTTAAACAAAACAATGAATTAAGAAATCAAATTGATAAAGGTGAATCAGGCCAACTCATAAATAAATTTACAGAATTATTACAATTCCAAGTAGCTACTTATGTAGATAATGAAATTAAAGGTATTCCTCAAGCATCTCAAAGATCTGGTCGTCCTTTGAAAACTCTGAAATCTAGATTGGGCGCTAAAACTGGCCGTGTTCGTGGAAATTTAATGGGTAAACGAGTAGATTTCTCTGCTCGATCAGTAATTACACCTGATCCTAATATTGATTTAGATGAATTGGGTGTTCCCGAAGAAATTGCCACTAATTTAACTTTTCCTGAGATTGTTACTTCTTATAATCGCGATAGATTAATTTATTATATTCGAAATGGTCCTTCAAAATATCCTGGTGCTAAATCTGTTGAATTGAAAAAAGATAAACGTAGAATTCATTTAGGTATTATTAATTCTGAATTAATTGATTTGAAAGAAGGTGATATTGTTCATAGACATTTAGTAAATGGCGATGTAGTACTATTTAATCGTCAACCTTCTTTACACAAAGCTTCTATGATGTGTCATAAAATTCGTGTCTTACCTGGATCTACATTTAGATTAAACGTTTCAGCAACTAAACCTTATAATGCAGATTTTGATGGTGATGAAATGAATATGCATGTACCTCAAAGTATTGCATCAGCAACGGAACTAAAAGTGATTGCTTCTATTCTAAAACAAATCATTTCACCTAAAAACAATGCTCCTATTATTGCAGTTTTCCAAGATACCTTGACAGGTGTATTCAGAATTTCAGATTCCAATGTTTCTATTCCTGAAAATATTGCTATGAATATTCTTATGCGTATGAAAAAACCTCTCTCTACATTTAAAAGAATTGATAAACCTATTTCGGGTATAGATGTTATTTCACAAGCATTTCCATTAATTAATTTTGATGGTTCTATTAAAGTTGAAAATGGTTTATTAACTAAAGGAAGATTACATAAAGGTGCATTTCAATCTGCATCAAAAGGTATTATTCATGCAATTTATAATGATTTTGGTCATGAACGTGCGGGAGAATTTATTAATTCTATTCAAAATATTGTAACTAAATATAATTTATTTTCTGGATTCTCTACTGGTCCTTCAGATTTAATTGCTTCGTTGGAAACTTCCCAAAAAATCGAAGAAATTCTGAAGAACGGTAAACAAGAAGTTTCAAATATTCTTTCTGATATGCACGGCGGAAGATTTATTAATGATAGTGGTAGATCTAATGGCGAAGAACTAGAAAATAAAATTATGGGTGTTTTAAGTGAAATTAACAAGAAAATTTCAGAACTTACAAAAACTCTAGATAAATCCAATCGTATGGTTCAAATGGTAGATTCTGGTTCTAAAGGTTCAGATTTGAACATTACTCAAATGATGGCCCTATTATCTCAACAAAACGTTGATGGTAAAAGAATTCAATATTCGATGGACAATAGAACTTTACCTCATTTTGCTAAATTTGATGATGGTCCTGAATCTCGTGGTTTTGTTGAAAATTCATTTATTTCAGGTATTCGTCCGACTGAATTCTTCTTTCATGCTATGGGTGGACGTGAAGGTTTAATTGATACAGCTGTAAAAACTTCAGATACTGGATATATTCAACGTAAACTTGTTAAATTAATGGAAGATATTCATGTAGAACAAGATTATACTGTTCGTGATATTAATGGTGCTATAGTACAATTCAGATATTCAGAAGATGGTATTGATTCTATATGTATTGAAAAACAAGAATGTGATTTAGGTGTTATGACAATGGAACAACTTTATAAGAATTTTGCTTGTACTCGTGATGATTTCAAATCTGTATGCTCTGAAAAAATATCTGAAGATCCTCCTGATTTAGTTGAACAATTATTAAAAGATCGTGATTTATTAGTTAAACATGTATTGAAAGGTATTAATTCTTCTGATGTTTATGCCCCTGTACACCTAGGTAGAATTATACATAAATTCAAAAATCCTTATTCTGTTAAAACTAATCTCAGTCCTGAATACGTAGTTGATGAATTAAATAAATTATGTTCAAAAGAGTTTATTCAATCTAATAGATTATTTCATATTCTCTTAAGATTTTATTTAGCTCCTCGTAAATCTATTATACTAAATAGATTTTCTAAAGAAATATTTGATGAAATTATAAATGAAATTCAGTTCAAATATTTAAGATCTTTAGTCCATCCTGGTGAAATGGTTGGACCTTTGGCAGCTCAATCTATTGGTGAACCTACAACCCAATTAACTCTAAATACTTTCCATTCAGCTGGAACAGCAAAAGCGAATGCAACTCAAGGCGTTCCTCGTATACAAGAACTTCTAAGTGTTTCAAGAAATCCTAAAAATCCATCAAATTCCATATACTTAAAAGATTCTTCACAATCAAGTGCTTTATCAGTAAAAAAAGATATTCAAAAAACTACTTTGAAAGATATTACTAAATCTGTTCGTATTTATTACGATCCCAATCCATTAAGTTCTAATACATCTGTACAAGAAGATAGAGAACTATTACAAATATATGAAAAGTTTTCAATTACACAATCACAAGCGTGTGTATCTCCGTGGATAATGAGATTAGAATTGGATGAAGATGAAATGGTAATTCGTAATGTAAATGATATGACACTAATTCAATCTAAAATTGAAAATAATAAAGTTTTGAAAGTATTTGATTGTATTCATACAGATATTAATTCTAATAAATTAGTATTGCGTATTACATTTGGACTTGATGTAGCTAAAAATGCCTTGTCATTAAGATTTATTGAAGATAAATTACTGGATACTATTTTAACTGGAGTTGATGGAATTGGACGTATCTTTCCTCGTGAAATTAAAGATGAATTAGTATATGATGAAAAAGTTGGTGGATATGTACCAAAAGTTCAATGGATTTTAGATTCTGAAGGTACAAACTTACTTGATTTGTTTATGAAAGATAGTGTTGATGCTACTAAAACATTTTCAGATGATATTCATGAAGTTTTAGATGTATTTGGAATTGAAGCTGCTCGTATGGTAATGTATGAAGAATTAATGAAAGTTTTCGGCCAAGATTCAATTAATTATCATCATCCTTGTTTATTAGTTGATGCTATGACCTATCATGGACATTTTATTGCTATTGATAGATTTGGTATGTCCAAATTAGATAATGGTGTTCTTGCGAAATCATCATTTGAACAAACTACTAAGATTTTATTTGATGCTGCTGTATCAGGAGAATTTGATACTATGAAAGGTGTTTCGGCTAATATTATGTTTGGACAAATTCCGCCATGTGGAACAGGATTTGTTGATTTATTAATTGATGAAACTAAATTACCTGAAGGTGATATGGAAGATAAATCTATGTTCGATGAAGATTTGAAACATGCCAATCAATTAGTTGAACAAGAAGAACAAAAAGATTTAGATCAAGGAAATTGTAGAATGGAAGATATTGTTATGTCATGGTAATTTAAATATTATAAACTTTTTTATATTAAAAACATGGAACCTAAATATGATTCTGTAGTAAGCAGTATCATATCTAAGTTTGAAGAACGAGCAAGAATTGGACAAATTAAATATGGGAAAACCTTAGATAGAAATGATCTTTCTTTCTTAGAATGGATTAATCATGCTCAAGAAGAATTAATGGATGGTATTCTTTATCTAGAAAAAATTAAGAAACTAACACAACCAACAAATACTTAATTGCTATATGCTAGACCGCCCATACCTGACATGATACGTAATACGTTATAGTTAATCGCATATACACGAACGTTCCATGTATCATCCGTATCTTGATTTACAACTACTGAACCATCCATTGTCATTACAATAGTTGCTGTATCTACACGAGAGAAATTGCATGTACCGCTAGGTTGATTTTCTTCAGGTTTAATAGCGAATGAGTACATGTATACACCAACTCCAGGAACAAATCCAGTATGATGTTGGTAAGGTTGTACTTTATTAAAGTAATCACCATAACGACGTTCTAATCTATCTTGACCATTCATTTGAATCCATTGTTCGTATACGGCAGGTTTATCATAAACATAAGGTAGTAATCTAACTTTATTAGGAGTATTCACATCTCTAGTTTCTTTTTTGGCAGCTTTGCAATCCGTATAAGAACGAGGTTGTACTACCCAAATTAGTTCTTTTACAGGATGGTTAAATGTTAAATCAATTCTTTGATTGGGCGATGAAACGCCCACATCTTCATTGAATTGAACTTGTTCAATTAGATATTCGTGGGATTGTTGAGCAAATCTACGTCTTTCTTCCGTATCTAAATAAATATAGTCAATGTACAAAGCAGCTGAAGAAGCTTGGGGTAGTTTAGATACCTTTGTATAATCTCCTGCAATTTCTAAGGGATCTTTCCATATAACATTAATTTTAACTTCATGGTATTGAAGAGCAATTAAAGGTAAAGCAGCACCAGGATTTTTAGTGAAGAAAAACATTAGAGGAATGTATAATGTATTAGGTAATGAGGGGCGACCATTAACTGTAGAACAACCTACAGGATTAGGAAGTTGTAAAGTAGATGTATTTAAACCACTCTTTAACATACTACTTAATTTTGTTGATTTAAAGAAATCAGATGTTAAGCAAGACCATAAAAACATATATTCAGAATATAATCTATCAATAAGTTGGCCGCCAATATCTAATTCAACATGACTAATTAAATTAAAACCTAAAGGGTCAATTATATCAGTGGAAGCTCTTCCATAATTCCATTCAACAGGTTGTCCATCTGTACCTAAATAAGGTAGTTGAACTTCTACATAAGTGGAATAAAGTAAATCCGCATGACGACCAACAATAGCAGTTTGTTTAGTTCCCCAATTAGGTTGACCATTAAAATTTATACGAAAAGGTTCCATTGCAAAATTGGTGTGGCGTTTATATAAACCTTTCCAAAATGTGATCTGGGGATTCCCAGAAAGATACGCATCTTGGGCTCCATATGCAATAAGTTGTAATAAACCTCCACCCATTTGTCTTTATATGTTCAAACGTATTTTTTTTTAATGTTTACGACGTTTAGTTCCGTGTTTACGACGACGTCTACGCCCACCGACGGGTTCTGTATCGCTACTAGTAACTGTAGTATCTGTAGTACCTGTAGTACCTGTAGTATCTATAGTATCATCTGTAGGAAGATCGCCACCTTTCTTTACTTTATGCCACGTTTTTTTAGCTTCTTTGATTACTTGTTTAAGACCCATACCTTTTTTGTAGGTGCCTTTAGATTTCATCGTACGCATCGTTTTTTTAACGTGAGTAATCCACGCGTTCGGCATCTTTTTTATATATAGAAATAGGAAATTAAATTACTATCGACTTATCGCCGGTTTTAGGATTTGAATCATATATGGGTGAAGTATGTGCCATAGGTTGAAATGAATGTTCAGGTGGAGGCAATGTAGGTTTTTTATATGTTAAAGGTTTATAACGCAGATGTTCAGGTTTTAATAATAATGAACCTTGTTGGAATTTACCAATATATAATTCCATCATTGAATCTAATGACCCATAATTCATTAAATTCCATTGACATCCGTAACCAAATAAAATTATAGGATTATTGTTCTTTAAATCGGGGTCTGGGTCCGGTACAACCATACTTATGGATTTTCTATTATTATTGATGAGCTCTTCATGATCATATGGTTGTGAAGCAGTCATATAAGATATACGACGTAAATCAGATGTGTTCCATGATAAATTTACGAGTTCTTCAAACGCTGTACCTTTAATCTCACCACCTGAAACTAATATTAATTTTCCAGATAAATTACAAATAGGTTCTTGAGCTAAGTTTTTTCTTTGAAATGCATACTCGGCACCTAAAAAGTATCTAGAAAGCGTTTGTTTAATAATTTCAGCGGAGGCATTTATAGTTATAGTTTTAGGTGTATGAAACATTAAACTTAGAACAAATGGATCATCGGCAGCTTTAGTTTCAGATTTATTAAATGCTGAATTTGCTATAGAAACACAACATGATTCTAAAGAAACAGAATTTTTAGCATAATCATATCCAAATTGTTCATTTTTTAATCCAACAACAGGTTTATCTTTATCATCTGCGTAAATATCTAATTCAATCAATCTTGCTCCTGCTTTAATTACTAAAGGTAAAATTGAATCACTTATATAATCAGAAGTATAAGAACTTGGAAATACAGAATACGACGATGAAGCAATATAATAATCACATAATCTTGTTTGATCACCTGTAGGACATGCTAATGGAGCTAAATCCATAACTTTATCATAAACACCAAACGTAGTTTTAGCTCTTGCTAATGTAATAGTATTTGATCCACTTGCCATATGAATAGCAACAAAAACAATAATTACTAGAATTAGGCCTAAAACATATGGCAAATATGAACTATAATTAATATTATTTGGAAGATAACCGCTTAATCCAGATTGCATTCTTCTTATTTAATTTACTTTAAAAAGAAGTTGCCTGAATTTATTCATAACATCATCTGGAATTCTTTCATCCATAGGAATTTCTAATAAACAACAATGATGAAAATATAATGAATACATTCCACATTCTGAATCTTTAAATTGATGTTTAGTTGTATTTCTTGATAATTCCATGGGTTTCTTAAATAAATTTAAAGAATCAATTTCAGTTTTCCATCTTGACATTAAAACTTTAATTTCAGATTCAGGTTTACTAGCATAAGAATCAAAATATGTTACACGTCCATATTCTAATTCAGGCCGTATATCACAATATAATGCAAACCAATGTTGTCCGGGACCATCATGTTTATCTGTATTAAACACAATACCGTACTGATAAAAACCTTGAGATATTAAATCTTTAATTTTTAATGAACAAAGAAAATTAACTAAACATTTTCCAGTTTTAGATTTTAAATCAAAATCTATAGGAATACATCCCAAAAATTTATATTTCTTAAATAATTTCATATACTCCTTTTCTACATTTTCTATATCTATTGAACTTAACCATTCTGTTGGATTAACCATCCATGATTGTGGCGCTTTAGGTCTATTCATTAAATGTGCAACAATACATTCAACTCTGCCAGTTTTACATTTAGAATGCATTTTACGTTTTAATTCAGACCACACATCGTCACTATCTTTAATTTTATCTTCATGTTCCGAATTATAAACTTTTCGAAAATTATCTAGTAATTCTTTATCAAACATCTCCTTATAATTAAAAATGGATAATTTTAATTATAATTAGAATTCATAATAAAAAAATGTATAGAATTGCATGGATCTATCATCAAGATTATAAAGGTAACGGAAATCCTATAACGTTAGAATTGGCAAATGCGTGGATAAATCATTTCAAGGATGCTAAAAATAATCCTTGGAATATTTATCACTTTGTTGAAACTATTGAATAATTAATAATTCTTTTAATTGTAAATGTCTATTTTTTTCTTCGTATTTCTTTTTAAGATAATTGAATGAATGAATATATAAAAATGCTGTACTTCCAATAACAATCGGAATTAAAAAATTCATTTTGTTTTATTCTTAATAGAATCTAATCTTAAAATTAGACGTGGATGTTTTATTCTTCTTAATACCCAATAATTTTGGCATAAAAATATTGTTTCAAATCTATTTGATCTTCTATAAAATTCTTGTGAGAATACCATAGCGCCAAAATGTTTATTCGTTTTCTCAATTGCTTTTTCTTTAACTTTATTTTTTAATGTTCTTATACATTCAATAAAATATGATCTTTTTTCTAGAATTTTTAATTTTGTAACTTGTTCTTTAAATAATAACATCATCGCTTTTTTACATTCAAATAATGATTCATTATATTCTTTTTTAGCTATATTATATTCTTCTTTAATAGATCTAATTTCAGGTTCTCTAGCAATTCCAAGTAATAGTTTACGCACCTTACCTTCTAAATCTAATTTATCGTCATTTGTTTTATGTTTATTACATATAGGACATTTATGTGAAGTATTATTTAAAAAGTTTATTATACATTTTGTATGATATGAATGTCCACATTCTAGTTTAAAACATGTTAGAGTAGATTCATTTGGATCATTATATTCTAGCATATCCATATTTTCATAACAAATATTACATGTCATTTCTCTTTTTAAAGTAGTTTATTAATTCATGTTTAAGTTGGTTTTTTCTTTTTACGACAAGTTTTTCCTCTGAATGATTTTTTTCTACATTGACTTTTAAATTTCTTTATATAATTAAATGTATCATTAAAAGATTTTTCATAACCCATATTATTTAAGATTGTCCATGTATCTTTGAAATAATGTTCCTTTGTTATTCTTGGTATTTCATCAAACGTATCTTTAGGATATAAATATTTCAAATTATTCCAGAATTTTAAGTGTTCATCTTTACAATGTAATTTATCATCATAATTAAATGCGATAGATAAAAGAAATTCTACACCAGGTAAATGATCTAAATTCTTTAATTTATTTTTATATATTTCCATAACTTTCATAAACTAGGAGAAGGTTGTGGATTAAGGCCTTGTAGTTCAAGTTTTTTATTCACTTTATTATGAAATTCATATAACCATAAAGCTAAATTATTTGTTAAAGGATCTTCATTCATAAATTTCAAAGCAGATTCTCTACAATATTTACACGGCAAAATAAAAGGCAAAGTACTAAATAATTCCTTTTTTTTAGATAAGTATCCTTTTTCAAATGTAATTAAATGTAGAAGTTCCCATCCTGACGGACCCCAAAATTTTGTATCCATTATTTAATTTCGCGAAATTAAATAAAAAGATGATTCAAAACCAAGTTTTAGTTTTTGCTGTAGCTATATATATCGGAACAACTTTAAAGAATTTCTTTGATGCGTTTATGCGTGATATTGTTTTGCCTCTTTTATCACCTGTAGCATCAACCGAAGATGGTCTTTCTAAATTAGTTGTGCAATTAGGTGGAATTAAATTAAATATTGGTGATCTTATTGTACAAACTTTGAATTTAGTAGTTGTGTTTACGGTAGTATCATTTTTATTACCTTACTTAAAAGAATATGTTCCTGTAGCTGGCAGACGCGCTTAAATAATATCTCTATCTTAAATTAAATGGCCCGTAAAAGACAAATGAAAAAAACAGCAAGAAATCAAAGAGGTGGTGATTGGTGGGATCCTAGAACATGGTGGAAAAGTCCTTTTAGTTCTGCCACTCCTCCTCCTCCACTTGCTCCTACTTCTTTACCTGGTTCTACTACAGCACAATCACTAGTTGCGCCTGTAACAACCATGGCAACAACTGCAGGAAAAAGAGTGAAAGAACTTGTTGGCAGTGATCCTACATCCCCTAAAGATGCTGAAAAATTATTAGGAACTGCTCGTGAAGGTTCTAGCCCTCCTCTGTTAGGTGGACGTAGACACAGACGTCGTACTTTAAAAAAATTTCGTAAATCTAGAAAATAAATTTATTCAACAATCTTGAAATTTTTCCATCCACCCCATGGTGATTTGCCAAACTTTTCTATTATGCGTTTTTCTAAATCCGTAATAGATAATGAAGTAAGTTCATTTTGAATTTTCCATATTTTAAATACAGAACTTAAAATAGATTTGGTTATTCCAGATTCAGATTCAGATTCTTGAATCTTTTCATTCATAAATCTTGCAATACCATCATTATCATTTCTATATTCTGAAGTATATTCCATAACCTTGGGTGGTGCTTGTAATTTGTGAAATCCTTTACCTTCTTTCAAAGTATGAATCATATACGAAAGAAATGGCGTTGCCCATTCTTGAGAATTTACTAGATACTGTATAGATTCATCAATTAAGAATTGATTAATTTCTTTCGGATTTTCAGTAAATTTTGATACAAAATTAATTACCATTAATCTACGCCATGTACCGCCATCTGTAGAATTAATTTCAGGTTTATCATTACAAGCTAAATGGAACTTAGCTTGAACTTCAAATTCACATCCTGATTTAAATAAATCACGAGCATACATCTTTTCACCTGAAGATACTAATTTCATTAATCCAGTATTCAAAGCAACTTTTTCATCAGGTTCTTGCATAGTTACAAATCTACGTCCTTTTAATCTAATCACTTCAGGAGCTGCACTACCTGATCCAGCTCGTTTTTGAGTAAATAATGCGATGGGAACTACAGCTGCATAATCGCCCAAAGCTTTAGAAGCTAAATTCATTAACATAGATTTGCCATTAGATCCTGATCCAGTCAAGATATGAAACTTTTGTGCCTTGTTTCCTCCCATAAGACATGTAGAAAGATGTTTCATAAAATATGATCTGACTTCAGGATCAGGCAAAACTTGATTTAAGAATAATTCAATTTGTGGCCATTCAGAATATTCATAATACTTTTTATCTTGATCATAATCAATTTGAGTTGAAAATGAGATATAATCTTCAGGTTTACCATCTCTGAATTCAAATGTAGTTAAATCAAGAACACCGTTATTAAATGCAATAATATCTTTATTTGAATCAACTTTCTTAGTAAATTGTTCATCAAAGAATAATTCTTTAGATTCTTTCATAATATTATTTTTGAAAGTTGTAGTTTTTAGTTTCGTATAGATTTTATTTAGACCTTCGCGTGATTTATTAAGTTGACAATACTCACATGCTCCACAATCAGTTTTAGTTTCAATGGATGTACATCTCATTAAATTATTTTGTTCCATTTCACGTGAAACAGCATTAGTTTTTTTAAAGAATAATTCAGCAATTTCACTTGATAATCTAATTTGTAAATCAACTCCACAATCAGTTTCTGCCCAGATATGGCCCATCCATCTATACCATACATTCTTACCAAAATCTGTACATTTATACATATCTCTATACATAGCATTAACTACGCGAGCAACATCATGTTCTGTTCCTGAACAGGCAAGTTTAATTAATCTATCAATATTTAATTTTTCAATTTCCAAATAACCTTGAGGATTATCTGTTCTAGACCAATAATATAGAGAACCAATACCTAATTTATTACCATCATTTCTAAATGTTATAGAATTCCACTTTTGAATACAATCTGCTTCATTATATTTATCCTCATATTGTGATGAGAAATCTAAGAATACTTCTAGTAAATCAGGATGAATATCGTGTAAACACAAAGCAACTTTTAGCCATTCTTCATATTTAGTTGCTCTATCTAAAGAAAGATTCATTACGTGTGCTTTCAAATATTCTTTATATTCAGGTTCAAGAGGTCTTGTAGGTCTTCTCATAGGCGATGACCCTCTTGAATTGGGTTTTTCTCCTCTTTGTGCTGGTCTACCTCTGGCAGGTGTAACGGCTCTACCGCCAGAAATAACAACGTCTTGGCCAGCTTCATAAATTTGTTTAGCTTTGGGTGTTAAAGGAGTTTCATCTGATTCTTGTTTACGAACAGATAATTTCTTAATTAGATCTTTTGTAATTTCAGGAACAGAATTACAAATTTCAATTTTATCAGGAGAATAATTTATGATATAAGAAATTAGATAAGGCAAAGATTGTTCATCACCTTTTCTTGATCCATAAAGCATCCAATTTACGCTACGTTTAACAACAGCTTCATCATAAACTTTATCCCATTTTTCAATTAAAGGTAATCCAGGAAAATAAGTATCCATAGATTTCAAAAGATTACGACGAATACTTTGTTCTACATTTGTAGAAGTTGAAATAGAAGGAATAACAATATGAATACCAGATTTCATTCTATTATTTTTTTCATCGTGTGTAGGTTTACGTTTTTCCATAACATAAATTTCTACATTTTCGGGAATTACAAGATATTCTGAAACTTCTTTCATATAAGCTTTTGTAAATTCTACAACTTGTTCTTGTGTATGTTGATGGGTTTTTACCTTCGGATCGTAAATAAAATCAAAATCAATTCTTAAAGACCCAATTTTAGTATTCTTTTCAACTAAATGAACTAATTTACCATCTAATAGCCATTCAGCATATAGATCATAAAATTGATCTTGTTTATCTTCAGGAATCCAATATTTACCACCTTTTAATCCCGTGTGGGTAAATTGGGTTGTAGAAGTATTTGCGCTTAAGAATTTAGGTAAGGTCATAGATTGATCCATGGTATAAATTGATGGCTAGGAAATAAAAATTAAGAATATTCCGTTTTTAAAAATAAAAAATGGATTAATTTAAAAATCTTTAAAGATTTGTAATTAATAAATAATGAAATTTTGTCCCGTATGTAACAATGTTTTATATTCAATTGAAGAAGATTCTACATCTAAAGGTGATCCATTTGCTGTATTAAATTGTCGTAAATGTGATTTCAAAGAACAAGTTTCTCGTGAAAATCCTATTGTATACGAACATCTTTTAAAAGAAGATACATCCTCAAAATTAGTATCTAATCCTTATTTAAAATATGATCCTACACTACCCAGATTCTCCGAAATCTTATGTCCATCAAAATCATGCCCATCAAAATCAGGAAGTAAATCTGATGTTGTAGGTGTAAAAATTGATAAACAAAATGTTACTTGGGTATATCAATGTGCTTTGTGTGATAGTACATGGAAACAAAATTGTCAAGCTTCATAAAAAAATATCTTTTATTTTTTTTCTTGAGAAATAGGGTGTTGTACAATAATGATTCTTGGTCTTGGTCTTACTGTACTTACTCTTGGCATTTCTACTTATTCTTACAAATAACAAAAAAACAATTCGTTTTTAAAAAATGGAATTAATATACGATCATAAAATAATAAGATAAAAGATGGAAGCTTTAAGAGAATCATCAAAATTGCTCCATCCTGAAGTTATTTCTATATCAAGAGAAGAAATTCAAGATACTTTGAAAGATGATAGAAAATCATTACCTTATTTATCTAAATATGAATATACTGTATTATTAAGTACAAGAATTCAACAATTAGCTGAAGGAGCAAAACCATTAGTTGATTTAAAAAATATGAATCAACAAGATCCCGAATTCTTATTTAAATTAGCTACTAAAGAAATTATGGAACAAAAATTACCCTTTATCATTCATCGTAGATTACCTAATGGTAAATCCGAATATTGGAACGTTTCTGAATTAACCGCACATTTCATGTAAGGTTGCACTAGATGGAGGAAATACTAGTAATTCAGGAAAAGGTACAGGTTTTAATACCATTTGAGGAGCATCAAATCCAACAGATTTATTAGCAAATTGTAAATCAATACTATTTTCTTCTTCAAATCTTGATTGATCTTTACCAATATCTAAATATAACTCTTTTTCCATTGATTGATGCCATGTTTTCCAAATATAAACTAGTAAATAATATGCTAAAATAGCAGTAATTAATGAAGTCAAGTGTAAATCATTATAGTAGAGTACAACTATAGTTCCTAAAATAAATATTGACGCAGCCGGTCTACCAAAATAACTTAGGCCTTGTACGACATAAGGAAATCTATACTTGGTAGCTAAAACAATAAAAAAAAATAGAGACATACCTAAAGCACCTAAAACATCTTTTGTGAATTTCATCTTTCCTTTATTATATTATTAAAAAGGAAAACGGATTACATAAAGAAAATATTATTTTTAGTATAAGACAAAATGATAA